ATGGTTGCTAACCCATTTGCTCAAGGAACAACACAAGGACTTGGTGCTCTTACAACTAACGCTAACCGTTATTACAGAAGAGTTGCTGTTAAGAACCTTATGTAAGAAGAAAGGAAATATTCCTTTTTCAACAAAGACCCCTTTACAGGGGTCTTTTTTTATGCTTTAATATAGGAGTAGTTTAGTCGGCTACACTTAAATTGTCAGCGAAAAACACATGGTTCGCAATGGATTAGGAACTCCCTACAAGGTTAAAGAAACTATTTGTCGGGAGATACCTGAAAGAGAAGTAAGGCATCGTTTATGGGATGTTTTAGATAAGGAAGAATACGTTAAGATTCTTAATAAAAATCCAAATTTAAAATATTGTCGTGAACATTATCCAAATGGATTAGGAACTCGTCAGTTTAATAAACTATGCGAGATGAATTTTGGATACGATGAAAGGTTTGATGTTATTGGATACTCCACTGACGCAAAGGGTAAAGTCCTTAGAACATGGGCTAATAAGTACTGTGATTATGATTACGTATCAGCAGCTGGGATTGAATGTAACAAACATGGTGATACAGTTACTGAAAGTGTTCATTGGCCACCTGATATTGGACAACCATCCAAGATGTATATTGGAGGAAAAAGAGGATTCCATTGGTCCTAAATTTAAGGGGATGTCACTTGACATCCCTTTTTTGTGTGATATAATAATAGTAAGTTTCACGATCTTCTTTGGAAAGTGAAATGAGTTAAACCACGACCTGCTTTGGGAAGTGGAATATTTTTAAATTAACATGTCAAATAAAATACACTTCCAACAGGAAGTAATGGAAGGTAATTTGCCCGAATTACCAGTAATTACCAATAAACAGGGTGATGTTGTTCCATATGTAAGCATTAAAGAAAGTGGAATAATTAATGCATATTGGATGCCATATCAACTATTTGCATTATTAGAAGAATTATTCTGTCAGAGAGATACTGAAGGTAGATGGAATAAAGCAAAAAAATATCTATCACAATTCATACCAGAACATGCTATTGTAGTAGTTGGGAAACTAACTAAAGCTGATACAATGAATGGAAAAAGGTATAAAGCAGGAAGTAAGTTTCGCATAGATTCAAATACTCGTGCTTATAATTGGGGAATAGGTGGGTCAAACCAAATCCCTAAAGATGTTTTCGTTATTGAATTTAACTTTCCATCATTTGATAGACTTAAAAAGTGCTATGATACTTATGATTCTATCAATGCTACGGAGAAGAATCAAGAAAAGTTCTATGGAATAATTACTGGAATGTGTAGTTATGAACCACAGTCAACTAAAGTTAAAAAAGGAGTAATTATCACAGCGTTGAATATGGCTAATGTTTGCTATCAACCAGATGTGTACTTCAGCAAAGCACCAGTGACAGAAGCAATACCAGGTCAAACATTTTATTTCCTTGATGAAATTAAAGCATTTGATCAACTTATCGTTAATGAAGGAAGTTGGAATCAAACATGGACTTGTGCTGCTTTAATGTCATTTAAAAAGTATGGTGTCACCAATGAAAGATTACGTGAAGGTCTTTGTAGACTTGATGGTAAGAAAGCAGACACGATGCCTGATGTTTGGGATGGTATGACCACTATCATAGAAGAATGGAAAACTCATACTTTCTTGGGTGAAAAGGGTACAAGATTCTCTCAATTTGAAGATCAAGTATCTTATTGTCTTTACTACATTGATCAGTGGATGAAGAATAGTAAACTTAAAAGACCAGGAAATGGTTGGAAAAATACAGCATCCAAGTATAAAGAAAGTGGAATCTCATCTCTAGAAAAAGCGTTAAATCTTTAAATTGAAGACCTCCTAGTAGGAGGTCTTTTTTTATGCTATAATATACTAGTCAAGGTCGCTACCTGGACTGCGGTACTCCCCTTTGGTAGGTTCAGGAGTAGCGGCGATAAGGAACCTACCACCTAAATATTAAGATGTTAAAACCTTTAATACCATCCGAAGATCCATTACTACATCAAAAGATTAAAAAATGTAGTTATGATTTAGATCGTTCAAAGCTATCTTATACTTTGAATGAGAATATGTTTCATCATAATGGTGTAGGACTTTCTGCTAACCAAATAGGTATAAATGAAAGAGCATTTGTAATGATGACTGATATAGAATCACAAGAAACTATAACTTGTTTTAATCCTCAAATTATAAAAGAATTCAAAGAAGAAGTAATAATGGAAGAAGGATGTTTATCTTATCCAGATTTATTTTTAGAAATATCTCGACCTAATGCGATTATAGTTAAGTATGAAGATGAAGGGAAAACAATTTGTAAAAGAAGATTGGAAGGATTTATTGCCAGAGTATTTCAACATGAGTATGATCATATGGAAGGGATTGATTTTACTCAACGAACCATAAATAAATAAGGAGACCTGCTTTCTACCATGTTCTGTAAAACAAAGATGAGTCGAGAAGACCGTCAAAAATGGAAACTTAAAATGTATACACGTTGGGAAGATACTCTTGAAGAGAGACTTGCTGGTGTTAAAGCCGCTAAGGCAAAGCTTGAAGAGCAGATGAATAGAGATGAGGACTAATGGCAACTAGAAAACGTCCTGTTACTCAATCGGGACCACCTATTGAAAATAGAAATTTCTTATCACCTGTTGGGTTTAAGTTTGCTTTAAAGAGAAGTCCTGCGGTGGCATTCTTTTGTAATGAAGCGAATATCCCTTCAATGGATTTGGGTGTAGCAGAACAACCTAATTATCTTAGAAATATTCCTACTCCTGGTGATAAAATACAGTTTGGTGATTTAAGTCTTCGTTTCTTAGTGGATGAAGATTTAAAGAATTATATGGAAATCCAGAATTGGATCCGAGGATTAGGTTTTCCAGAAAGTCTAAAAGAATTTTATGATTTAGAAAAAGAAGGTGAAGAAAATATAGCTACCAATTATGGTCAATTGGCACCCCAAGAAATATATTCTGATGGTACGCTTCAAATATTAAGTAGTAATTTAGTTCCCAAATTTCAGGTAGTATTCAATGATCTCTTCCCTTATTCTCTTTCAACTGTCACTTTCGATGCAACTGATACAGATATCGAGTACTTTACAGCAGACGTAAGTTTCAAGTATACTATCTACAATGTAACCGATTTAGAAAATAAACCTTTATAATATGAGTGTAACTCTTGAAGTGCTTCAAGAGATGTGGGAAAAAGATTCCAAAATAGATCGTGATAACTTACACGAAGAGTCATTAAATATCCCCTCTCTTCATGCAAAATATTTTGAATTATATAATACCGTCTTCCTATTAAGAAAGAAGGCAGAGCAACAAAGAAAAAACATCCGTCATGAACGGTATGAGTATTTTAGTGGGAAAGCAGATCCACAAGTATACATAGACAATCCTTTTGGGAAGAAGATAAGAGATAAGGATACCATGCAGAAGTATTTGGATGCAGATGAGAAGTTATCCAATACATCTTTGAAGATAGATTACTATGATACAATGCTTACATATATTGAAAGTATTCTCAAAGTGATCCAGAATAGAACATTCCAGATTAAGAATGCAATTGAGTTTATGAGGTTCCAGTCAGGATTAGGTTGACAATCGTTAATAAATATTAATAGATGCATGGAGTAGGTGATTGACACTTCTGCCAATCTTATTATATCCAAAGCGAATGAAGTCTTTTTAAGAATTGATTCAGAGCCTCATATTGAGTATGAGTTAAGGGATTATTTTACTTTCCAAGTTGAGGGTGCAAAGTTCATGCCTCAATATAGGAACAGGAATTGGAATGGCGAAATACATTTATTTGATATGAGATCTAAACGGATCTATGTAGGTCTGTTAGATCGTATTGTTTCTTTTTGCCAGAGAAAGGATTATAGTTATAAATTCGTAGATAATGAATATTATGGTACTCCCTATGAAGAGAATGATGGAGTATCATATGAAGGTGTAAAGGATTATATGAAATCTATTTGTAATCATTCTCCAAGGAAATACCAAATTGAGGGAGTATACGATGCATTAAGACATAATAGAAAATTATTGATATCACCCACTGCCTCAGGCAAATCTTTGATGATCTACGCTCTTGTAAGATATTATGTAGCGAAGAAACAAAAAATACTCTTAGTCGTTCCCACGACATCTCTTGTAGAGCAGATGTATAAAGACTTTGAAGATTATGGTTGGAATTCTGATTCATATTGTCACCGTATATACGCAGGGAAAGAAAAAACAAATGAATTGCCAGTTACAATTACAACATGGCAATCTGTTTATAAATTAGAAAGATCTTTTTTTGAAGACTATAATGTAGTTATAGGAGATGAAGCTCACTTATTTAAAAGTAAGTCCCTAGTATCTATAATGACAAAATTACATCATGCTAAGTATAGATTTGGTTTCACTGGAACATTAGACGGCACACAGACCCACAAGTGGGTGTTAGAAGGACTGTTTGGACCATCATATAAGGTAACTAAAACAGATGAACTAATGAAACAGGGACATTTATCTCAATTAGATATTCAATGTATTGTATTACAACATCCTCCTCAAAAATTTGAAACTTATCATGATGAAATAGAATATTTAATTACTCATGAACAAAGAAATAATTTTATAAAAAATCTTGCATTAGATTTGAAAGGAAATAGTCTTATATTATACAGTAGAGTTGAAGCACATGGAGCAGTATTATATGATTTAATAAATACAAATAAAGATAATGATCGTAAAGTATTTTTTGTTCACGGTGGTATTGATGCTGAACAAAGAGAACATGTGAGAGAAATTACTGAAAAAGAGAATAATGCAATCATCGTTGCCTCCTACGGTACATTCTCAACTGGTATCAATATTAAAAATCTCCATAATGTTATCTTTGCTTCTCCAAGTAAATCACGCATTCGCAACCTCCAAAGCATTGGACGAGTTCTTAGAAAGGGATCTAACA